CTGATGAGGTACCAATTAAACCTGTTGCCATGATTTATCCTTAAAAAGCGATTGCATAGGCGATGGATTCATCTGTCTTAGCAATGTTAGTTGGTAGTGACTGCCACGTGGCACTCGTTGAACTTGTTGCCGTCAATGTTTGGCCAGCTATAGGGGCTGCTGCAGAACTAACAACAACCGTTGTTGTTTCGCTTTTCAGCGAAAAAGCAGCCGGCTGAAACTGACTTAAATTACTCATTACAAAACCCAACCTTTCAAGTTATCTATAAATGTAAGCATTACAGTTTGCGGAACATCAAGTGTCATTGTCTCATTAATACTCATGATGTTTTTGCTATTACCGTTAACAGAGCATGTAGCAAGCCCGCTACAATTAATTATCTTCACTTTTTCACCAGATACAGGAATTAATGGTAGCGTCAACACAACATTATCAATCAGCACATACACCCCACCAGATACTGCCGTCGTGTTTTTATCGACAAGGTCAATGGTGTCATGCGCAAAATCACTAGGCGTAAACCCAAGCGCAGCAATGATCTGAGCATAAGTCAGCGTACCGCCATAGATATCTGTAATGTTTGCTTTCAGATCAAGCCCATTTTTCAAATACAGTGTGCGATTGGCCAGATTTTTCAATGGCGTGTTTGAAATGCCGCTTGGCCCGCCAGCCACCGGGTCGGTAGTTTCAAGCTGGTAAACCCCATTGTCAAAGTTTGATGTTTCAGTCAGATAAGCCATATATCACCATTAAAAGGTTATCGTCCAACTGCCTGAAATAGTAATATCACTCTCTTTGCTGAGTGACACAGACCTTATTTTTCTGGCAAACAGAGTGCCATTGGCCGTCAACAGACCAAACTCCAGGATGGCCTTGCCATTGGCCTCATTGGATGCAAGAGAGAAGTTGAACCTTACTTTGTTGCTTGCCGGGTAAGACACTGTGTCTACGGCTTTAGTGAATGGATTTGTCAACAAGGTATTACCAACCATCGGCGCAGACCCGTTGGTGCCAACGCCAAAAGTTGTGACGGAAAAACCCGTTACAGCACCACCTGTCAGCTTCGACAGCGCCAGTTTGCTGCCGTCAACAACCAAGTTCGGCTCGTCAATGGTTTCAATGACGACCCCTTTTTGGCACACAACCAACTGAAAATGCCCCGTCACGGGGTCTCTGACATCATCGAACTTCATGCAGGCTCCTTTATTTCCTATGCCAACAGGCTAGCGTCACGACTCAACAAAAACCACTTTCTCAGGCTTATGCAAGATGCCTTCTCCGTAGGTGAACGTGCTGTCGTACTTGCAAGAACGAAGCGCGATCAGCGACCACTCGCCATCAGTGACTTCTGTGACGACATCAGACAGCACAGGCCGAATCGAGAGGACGAAGTCTTCCGATGGTGCCGTGCTCACCAAGTCATCCGTCTGGCTTACGACAACTTCAACTTCCGTGTCATCCCAAGGGAAAGTTCCATTGCAGTAGTTCTTTGTCCCGTCGTGGTTGTAGGTGCTGTCGTACAGGAAATCGGATGACGGCCCGAACGCATCCTCAAACGCGTCAACAGCGGCAAGCATGTATTGGCTTGCTCCCTCGTCGGCGGCAACAGTGGCGGCATCATTCAGATCACTCCCGGCCAACGTCACATACCTCATGTGCGTCCCGGCAGCCCGGAAGCGATCAAGGAATCTGACCACTGCCTCGGAATACTGCGCCAGATCGAGACCTGACTCCAAGTCGTAGCCAAAGACAACATCGAACAGCCCGTACCGTGGCCTGGTGCCTCCACCGTATGCCTCTGTCAGAGTGACATCAGTCACAGTCGTCGGCTGCCCAAACGCCGCCTGCACGGCTGTGGCGATGGCGATGTTGTTGATTCTTGGCCGGATGACTTCAGCGATCAGGCGCGGCCCGTATGCGTCATCTGTCTCGTCTTCATCACGCGGTACAGAGAAATACTCCCCCCATAAATCCAGCCATTTGTCGTCAGCCGTAAGTATGGTCATCTGGTCAAGCGCGTCCAGAACGTCGTCCGAAGCTGTTGTCAGAGATTCAGAAAACGCTTTCATCAGCCCGTATATCACGCTAGTTTGGTTGTAAAGCGCTACGGGTTCACGGATAATGCCAGTTATACCTTTTAGATTTTTTTCCGATGTAAGCAAATAAGGGTAGGCCGGATTATCTGATGTTTTACCACCAAGCAACTCCAATGTGCTGATGATGGATTTAAGATCACGTGCCAGTTGCTGATGTACACCCAATGAGCCAGTCAAAGTATCTTTTAATGTTGTCGCTGATAGCTCGTCAACGTTTCTATCGACATAAGTTACTCTAAATCCTGACTGCGAATTTAAATAGATGGCCAGCGACGCAATGGTGTGCTGTGACAAATCAACCACCAGAGTCGGCCCAGCAATCAGCACCGTCAATGTTGTACCTTCAACCGTATACGCAAACCAGTCGTCATACACAAAACGCAATGCAGTTGCATTTTTAGGCGACGCGTTAAACGTCGCAGGTAGGTACGACAGCAGTTTATTCAGACGTCTCATGTCAGCGTCACCGTTCCAGTCATGGCTTTCTGAATGGAACTGACCGTCACATCCGCCGCTGGCAAGCTCATGGCGAAGTTATAAACACCGTCCACCTCCATCACCAGTTTGATGATTTCAGCCGCAATGACGTATTCACCCATGCCCAAAGAGGCGACGTATTGGTTGATGACCTCTTGTGCCTTTGCCAGCGCGGCAATACGATCTGTGGCTGTTTTGCCTGGTTCCATCGTGATGACACCGGTGACATCAACCTCGACTTCATCAAGTGCCAGCACGTCAACCCTGACACCAGCCGCCTTCCAGCCAGGCACTTTCACCCCGTTGGCATCGGTGTAGCCATGCAGGTCTTGGCTGACTTGCGCCAGTAGATCGTTTGACGTATTCCCAACCCCGTTATGCACAAGCACCTTCACCCATGCAATAGGCTGTGTGTTGTCAGTGAGGTACGGCTCAACGATGCCGATGTGCGCCACCCGCTCAATGACCGTGCCCATGCTGTTGCGCACCACCGACTGCGACGCACCGTAGCGCAGCGCAGATACCGTGCCGCGTGAGATAGTTGATATATAGGCCCGGAAGCGTTCTTTTTGTTCATCTTCTGATTCAATGTCCCGGCCATTGACAAGAGCTTGGTTGTTGGTAACCGTCGATATTTCAATGATCTGACTAATCAATACCGTCAGCGTACCAATGGCGCAATTTGATATAACTCCAACACCCTGGAAATAAACAGCAACATCAACATACAAATCGCCAATTTCAATAATGGCATCATCCGACGTGGAATAGATCAAGTTGTTTACAGTGGATTTGATCTGTGTTCCAGCAGGTATCAATAATGTCTCTGTTCTTGCTTCAGCCGTGCTAAAACGCACCGTGCCGCTGGCACCGACCGCAGGTAATTTATCGAATTGGAATGATTTGTAAATCGATATCGGTATCGCCTCCATCAGACCGAGCATCATTTGCAAATAAAGCTCTTCGATTTCAGCCGCTGGCGACTCCATGATGGTTCGAGCTACTGAGCCAACTGAAAAATCAGTAATCTTTAATTGGTTTGCCCGAGCCACATTTATCATGGCTGCTACGATGGATGCAAAATTCTTTATTTGGAAACTCATGCCTGCCCCTAGATTTCAATTTGCAGGCGCAGCGCAGCGCCGTCTTCTACTATTGCGGTCACGCTGACCACAACAGCATCGCCGCGCAGCGTGAACGCCCCATCAGACACCGCCATGACACGCGGGTCAGCCAATAATGTCTCTTCGCACCAGCGCACCGCAAGCAGTGCGATGTTGTTGCTGCTTTTGTACCCGCGCAGCCGGTGCGCCAAGTTGCCGTATTTAGGATGGAACCGTAGACAGCCGCGCTCGTTATTCAGCCGCATGGTCAACGCTTGCGCAAGGTTTGGCACACCAGCCACAATCGCCAGGTCACCAAAACCATCATCTTGCAGTTGCCCGTCGGTCGGTAGCAGCAGGTCAATGCCAAACGCCTGATTTGCCGTGACAGATTGTTTTATCTCAAGCGAGCTTGGTACTTTGATGTTGTCGCCAAACAGCAGCACCGTGCCGTCGGCTATGTCTGGGTGTAGTGCATCGCCTGTCAGGTAGGGCGACTTAAGGCCGTTGAGCATGACGATATCCACCCACAGCGCAGCATCCCCAAGCTCGCGGTAGGCGATTTTTTGTAGCGTGTCCTCATGCAGCGTATGCACGACGCGCCAGCCGGTGTTGAGGTAGGCAGTCATGGCTTGATCATGCTTGCCAGCGTACCGGTTGCAGCAGGCGTGCCGCCCGACGTGCTTGAGCAATTTGATGATCCAAGCAGGACGGACACATCAATTACTGGTTGGCTGATGGCCGTGCTGAACCCATTTGCCAGTACGCAAAACGTGTTAGACAGTTCAGATTTTGCGGTTGCCAGCGCAGCCACACCAGCCTGTGGCAAGTCTTTAACCTCGCCTACTGCATCAAACAGGGTTTTTCCGATTTTTGCGACATTTTTAGCGTTATCCACCACTACTTGCTCCGCCGCCGTTAGTACCCGCTTGGCAGCTTTGGCTGCTTCAATCACATCCTTTGCAGCTTGTATTGCAGGAGCACAAACCGTGTTGACATACTCAATCGCGTCTTTTCCAGCTTGATTTATTGTGTCAACATAACCGTTAAGTTTTTCGGTAAGTTCTTGCAGTTTTGTGGTTGACCCGGCAAGGCTTGCAAATGACGCTCCAACATTGGTTATAGAATCAATACTTAATGCGGCTGGTGATGATGGCGCCTGTGCAGATTCTTTAATTACCGTAAACGCCATGTTATACATCAACAGCAATGGGTTTGATTTACTTCTCCTAAGCGTGAACGTGGTTGGAACTACGGTGCCAACCCAGCCACCGTTAAGTGGGTCAATAATTATCAATTCGACAGTGTTTGGGTCTTTTTTGTTGGATACTTTGTTTTCACGAAGCGCGTGCCAATAATGGATAAAATCATCGCGCAATTCAATAAATTTTTCCACGCCATCCGGTCGCCCGTTTGACCCCCATCCAGTGTTGCCGACCAACGTCAGGTTTGACAAGCCACGGCCAAATGAGTCAACCCATGCACCGCCCAAAGCATTGACCGCCGACACCCGCGACGGCTCTGTGCGCGTCAACTCTTCGGGGTTGATGGGCAAATCCAAGTGCCCAATTTTTCCCTCGTCGTCCGACAAGACGAACGTGATGTGCTTGTCTTTTTGCGAGGTTGGTGCTTTCGTGGCCATGCCGCGATGGTCGCGTCACGACTACTTGATGCTGGACTGCACCGCTGCGAGGAATTTGACGTACCGGTCGGGGTCTGTGTTGCCTTGGGACACCCAACGGCCACGGCACATCGGGTGTTGCGCCCCCGCCGCCACCCACCACATTTCGTCTGGCTCACGCCAAACCAACTTGTCACCGACCTTTTTTCGCAGCGCCGACGACCGCCCGATGTTGGTCTTGCCAGGCCAGATTTCGGTTTCGCCGTTCTTGTTGGCCTTGGCCGCATCGACCACAGTCATGATGCGACCGTTGATCTTGTGGCACCAGTCGCACACGCCCTTGTACCGCTCCAACCGCTTCAACTGCATGCCCGGCTCGGTGGCCGCGACCGTGCCCTGTGCCGCGTTCTCGGACACCTCAGTGACCGCAATGCGCCGCCAGTCGCGGTTTGCCGTGGCGTATTTCTCAAACAGCTTGAGCGTCAGGTTTTCCTCTTTGCCGCCCAGCAGCACGGCCTGCTGGTGCTCCAGCACCACCGCCCGGATGCCGGACTTCATCGAGTCGCCCATATCGACAATGGCCGTGGCGCAGCGCACCCGCGCATAGTCGATCAGCGCCTGTGTGACCGGCGACACCGGTATGCCAGCCTGCACCGCTTGCGCGACCGTGGCCGGTATGGCCGAGGCAATGGCTGCAGCAACCACCGCTGATGGCGGGTTGGCTGCCAGACCGGCCTCGATCTGCCCGAGCAAAGTTGATTTGTGCGACAGCCAGTCGGCCATGCTGCTGGCCCACTTCGGGCTCCAATACTGCTGCAACAGCCACTCGACCATCATCGACCAGTCCTCTGGCGTCCACAGGATGCGCGGCTTGGCAAGCAGGTAGTTCTTCCACGCAAAGATTTCAGCGTCCGTCCACTGCACCGGCGCATCGGGCATCGGGTTGGCCCCAGACTGGTGCGGGTTGCCGTGGTCGGCCAGCCACCAGTCCAGCGCTTCCTTCAGGTTTTGAATGTGCGCGATGTCGTGTTCGTGGCTTGGTCTGATGGCTTTGCCGAGGTAGGTGCCTTCACTTTCAAGAATGTCTGGCGCGAACGACTTGCCAAACCAGAAAACGATGCTGTTCATAACTGCCTTTACGCGCCTGAAACAAGGAATCGCGGCAGCCCAGTCAGGCAGAACCGGCTCTTCGGCAGATCAAGACCTAGCCGCGACACCTTGATGTTGGTGTCACGACCCCGCCACAGCCGCAATGGCAGCCTGTACCTCGGACTCAAGAATCTTCTGCGCATCGTCAGTCAACCCCTTGACGATGTAGCGGCCCGGTTGCGCCGGGACAATCCAGCCGGTTGACCATTCTCCCATCACCCGGAACGTCATGTACGCGCTTGATTTTTGCTTGCCGCTGCTGGTATTGAACCGCACCATGCCAGCGTAAATGTCGGTAGCATGATGGTCTTTGAGCTTTGGCGCAAGGCCAGACGGTAGCCGGTCGCCCCACTGGTAACTGCGCGACGGCACGGTCAAAAGCTGATGCGTCCTGGCCCCGGTAAAGCCACGGACACCAAGCTGGTTTGGCCGAAAACTCATCTTCGTGACCGTGGACTTTTTCATCTGTTTGGCCTGCGCATAGACCGACGCAGGCATATCCTTCGCGTGAGCATCATGGCCAGGCGTGTTGTGCCGAAACGGAATGATCATGTACCGCTGGCCCGCGTGCTTGCCTTGCTTGGCTACCCGCGTTTTCAGCGATGTGTCGAGCATCAGCTTCAGGTCGCGCGCCGGGATGCCGGTCTCAATCGGCACCGCCATCGGGTCATCGGAGTAGATGCGAGCCTCCATCTTGTTGGCACTCATCTGGTACTTCACGCTGTCCCTGTACCGGTCTTTGATTTCGGCGCGAACGCCAGACACATGGTAAATGGCCTCCTGCCACCGACCCTGCACCTTCTCTGCCGTGATTTTGACGGCTTCGCCTATGACTTTTTCAAGGTCAAGCTGCAGCCCGGCGATCAGGCTGGATGCGTCAAACGATACGCTGTAGTTCAT